CCTAAGCGTACTCCGGGACATCCTAAGAAAAGTCATATTGTTGTGGCTAAGGAAGGGTCTAAGATTAAAACAATTAGGTTTGGTCAGAAGGGTGCTAGTACAGCAGGTAAACCAAAAGCTGGTGAATCCAGAAGAATGAAAATGAAAAGAAAGTCGTTCAAGGCAAGACATGGTAAGAATATAGCTAAGGGTAAAATGTCTGCTGCTTATTGGGCGGATAAGGTGAAGTGGTAATATGAATAAAAAAGTTAAAGCTCCTGCAGGTTATCATTGGATGAAGTCAGGTAAGGGTCTTAAGTTAATGAAGCATAGTGGTGCATTTAAACCTCACAAGGGTGCTAGCCTTACTGCTGGGTTTAAAGTACAGATGAAACACTCTAAGCCTAAAAAGAAATAATGGCGTCAGCTAAAAAAACAAAACCATCATTATGGAAACGAATTGTTTCTTCTGTTAAGTCTGGTACTAAAGGTGGAAGAAAAGGACAATGGTCTGCACGTAAAGCTCAACTAGCTACTGCAAGATATAAAAAAGCAGGTGGTGGATATAAAGGAGCTAAGTCATCTAGTAATAGTTTGACTAAGTGGGGCAAGCAGAAGTGGGACTATGTTAGTAAAGGTGATAAGAAAAAACCTAAGAAGAAACGTGGTCGTTACTTACCTGAGTCAGTTAGAAAAAGCCTCAGTCCTTCTCAAAAAGCAAGTACTAACAGAGCTAAGAAAAGAGCTACTGCAAAGGGAAAGCAAAAAGCTAAATATAGTAAATCAGTTGCAAAGAAAGTAAGGAGAGCATAATGCCTAGGTTTGGTAAGACAAGTAAAAAAAGATTAGAAGGTGTAGATACTAAACTGGTTAATGTTCTTAATGAGCTTATTAAGATTATGGATGTTACTATAATAGAAGGTTTACGTACAGAAGAAAGGCAGAAAGAGTTGCTAAAGAAAGGGGCTACTAAAGTTAAGTACTCTAAGCATATGGAAGGTAAAGCTGTAGACCTAGCTCCTTATCCTATAGACTGGAAGAATAGAGATGGGTTTCATTATATGGGTGGAATGATTAGGGGAATAGCTAAACAACTTAATGTTAAGGTTCGTTGGGGTGGAGACTGGGACTCTGACGGAGATGTTAAAGATAATGGATTCGATGACTTGGTACATGTGGAGATACTTGATTAATGCCTAAGCAGTATTTAAATATAAATAGTTTTGCAAGGGGAATTAATAATGTAAAAAACCCTAGGGATTTATCTGTAGGAGAAGCAGCTGACTTAGTAAATTTTGACGTAAGTAATTTAGGTGAGCTTAGACCTAGGGGAAAGTTTGATGAACAAACAAATAGTGCAGAAGCTTACAAGCCGGGGTCTAACCACACTCCTACGATAACATCTTCTGTTAATCCGGGTTATGGGTTACATTACTTTGAATACGATGATGAGTCTGGTGTATCTGGATTTTCATTAACAGGAATAACACCTACTGGAGATGTTCAATTAAATACAGGTTCTAATCCATATGGAAGCGCAGATGGAACAAGTAGTAATTATTACGTTTCATTTATTCCAAAAGGAGATACTCAACCAGATTTTAACATAACTGTTCCTCCTGCAAACTTACTTATTATTGGAGTTAGGCACATATCAACTGCATCAGTTTTAACAAACTCAAACAATTCTTTATTAAATAGCCATGATGACATACCAATTAAAATAGAGATAAGTGGCACAACTAATAACAATGGTATATTTACAATACAAAGAATATTAACTACTAACTCAACAGCTTCAAGTGCCTCAGATAGAGTTATAGTACCTAATTACAATGGTCATGAAATAACTACAAAAGGTAGTTCGGATGGTGCTACAGCTATTGAATTAGCTGAAGATGTAGTCGCTGAAGATATATTAGCTAGTGCAACCATTACTATTAAGAGAGTAGGTGTCCAAGATGACATTGCTATGCTTTATGGAAATACAGATGATAATAAAATTGATGTATATAAAGATTCTACTGGTGCTGTAACAGCAGATGTAATAGACCTAGAAACAATATCTTCTACAAGTTCTTACCCTAATTGGGTTTTTTATTCAGTTAACTCTGCGGTTAGAGTAGCTGATGGAAATAGGCAAAATATATCAAAGCCTAAATGGTATGGATATATTAAAAGAGACCACTTTTATGCAGTTGCTGGAAATGAAGCTACTGCGGCTGAATTAACAAGCTTTATAAGTAGGGTTATTCCTTCTAATTTATATGCTGAAAATAATGACTTAGCAAAACCAACAGGTGGAGATGTAATAGCAACAGTTAATGGCTCTAATGAATTTGCAGCTGATGGAACTGGTTGGTCTTTAGCTATAGAAGAACATGGTTCAGACTCAGGAGGATGGGAAGCTACTACCTATGAATTTGCAAGTACTTTTATTTATGACGGAAACCAAGAGTCTCTTTTAAATAAATTAAATACTACTTTTACAGCTAGTAATGGTTTTAGAAAATTACTAATAAATGTTTTTGCTTCTCAAGACGTAGCAAGTAGCTCTACTACTTTTTCAAATAGAATATCTGGTGGAAGAATATATATTAGAAAAGGAGATGGTAGAGGAGACATTAGCTCTGGAGAAGACTGGACTCTACTTGCCGATATAAATATTAAAGATGGTGCTAGAACTTCAATGTTATCAGATTACAAACAATGGGTTCAAGACAGTACGACTCAAGGAGTTTCTGGAGACCATCACTTTAGAATTACTGACCCTAATAATACTACAGTAGGCAATAGAGCTAGTACTTATTGGATGTTAGAATTAGAAAATCAAAGCATAGAAACATATACTTCATTAAATGGTTTTTCTCAATCTACAAAGCAAATATCTTTTGGTCAGTCAGGTGCTAGTTATGTAACTGCAACCTTGTCAGGTAGAAGAGCTTTTGTTGCTAATGTAAAATATGATGAAGGAGAATCTGGCTCAGTAGATGGACTAACTGAGTTTAGTAGTTATGGTGATAGAATAATGTATAGTGAAATAGGTAAGTACGATACATTCCCAAACTTTAATTACATAGAAGCATCTAAAGGTGATGCAGAAAATTATGTTAAGTTAGAATCTTTTGCCGATAGAATACTAGCATTTAAACAAAGAACTATGCAAGTAATTAACGTAGCTTCTTCATCTCCAAGTAATTGGTTCGTTGAAGACACAATATATAATGCAGGAGTCCTTCATCCTTACTCAGTAGCTAAGGGAAACGCAGGAGTTATCTGGGCAAATAGAAATGGAGTTTTTTACTTTAATGGTTCAACACTATTAATGTAACTGATGGTAAAATAAATGATGAAGATTGGGTTTCTTTTTCAGAAGCAACTAGCGGTGCTCAAAATCAAATGTCTGTTGGTTACATATCGGATAAAAACCAAGCTATAATAATTCAAAAAGTTAATGCAGCTAGACATGGATATATATACGATATTAAAAATCAAGCATTTTCATATGCAGATGATATAGCTCCAAATGCTTTTAACGATACAGCTACTAATGGTGCTAGTTTTACTCCAGTATTAACCAATTTTATAAATGATAGTAGAGGTAGGCTGGTAACTGCATACGATGTCCAAGCAACTAACCTTGCAGGAGAAGGTGCTAACAAAGTATATACTACTAATTTTAAATCTGAACCAAGTGTTCATAAAGACTACAGAGTGCAAACGCCCGATTTTTCATTAGGTCAAACTTCTTTAATTAAAAAGTTTTACAAGTTATATATTCATTATAGACATACGGCTAGTACTCTTATTCCTGCGTCTAATATATATTATCAAATCAATCAGAATGGTACATGGACAGCATTTAGCTCAGGTTCTTTTGTGCAATCTAGTAATAATTATAAAATAGCTGTTTTCTCTCCAAGTAGTATAGTATCTTTTCAAAGTATTTCTTTTAAAATAGACATAACAGAAGGCACTAATAGTTGGGATACTGATACAGGTTTATATGTAAATGATATGCAAGTAGAGTATAGAGTACTAGGATTAAAACAAGTGAGTGCAGGTTAATGATTAGAAACTTAAGAAGATTAGCTAATTTCACAGAACAACCTCAGTCGTTTAATGAAGGTGGTCATTCGTCTTTACAGGAAGGTGGTTCTTTTATAACTATAGAAAATGGAAGACTTGCAATATATAAGAAGCATAAAGGTTTAAAATGGAAATCCTATATGTCTTCAGATGGTAATGAGTATGTAGATAAAAAATTAACTACTAATACTTTAGAGTATACTAATAAGTTTATAGACTATAGAATATATAAACATAATTTTTCTGATAATATCTCAACTACAGAGCATTTTATACCTTGGCAGGGAACAGGAGAACAAACAGGAATGAATGATGCTACATCAACTCTTCTTGTTCCATTTAAAATGACTTGTCATAAGATATTATTTAGACCAGAATCATTTGATACACCTACTGCCAACTTTACTTTTAAAATTAAAAGACAAGATAGTGGTGATGCAACCGTAGATGAAGTTGCTAGCTTTACATATACAGACACATTTGCAGATAATACTACAATAGAAGTAAAGCAATCTGATTTTAACAATACACCCGTTGTAGACGCAGGAGCTAAGGCATCAATAAGTATACAAGCAAGTGCAAACCCTCACGGTTCATCAAAAGATTATTATATAACCTCCGTATGGAGAACTGAAGTAACAATATAAAGGACAATCATGTACGATAAAAAGAAAACAATTAAAGGATATATGGGTGGAGGTTACATGAAGCCTATGAGTTATGCAAATGGTGGATACATACCCGGACTATCTTCAGTTCTTTACTCTTCTGGGTTACAAAGAGATAAAGAAATAGCAATGAAAGAGTATGAAGAGAATGCAAAAAAGATAGCTAAAGAACAAAAGTATAGAGGTTTACTAGGAAAACTAGGTAGCTTCGCAGGTACGGCTTTAGGAGCGGCATTAGCCGCACCTACTGGTGGAGTGTCTGTACTTGTTGGAAAAGCACTTGGTTCTGCTATAGGTAAAGGAGCTGGTGAATTAGTAGGTGGTTCATTTGTAGATACTGAAAACCTTAAGAAATCTTCTACTGGTTTATACAAAGATGACTTTGAATTTTTAAGAAAGCAAGGTAGGGAAGCTCAAGACTTAGGTGGACTAGCTGAACGTTCTGCTATAGCTGGAGCAACTACCTATGGCTTAGGTAAAGCTGGAGAAGTAGCTGATTTTGGTAAGAAGGCTTATGCAGAAAAGTTTGGAATGGACGCTCTTGAAAATTTAGGAATGGCTGGAGAAACAGACCCTTTATTATCTTCTTTAACTAAGGATGTGTCTACAGCACAAGCTGGAGCTGAAAGTATAATTGGAGATAGAGAAAAATTACTTCAGGATATATTTGAAGTAGGAGGTGCTGATGAAAGCCTATTTGACTCAAAAGAATTGTTTGATACTCAAGATAGGTTTTTAGATTCAGAAATAAAAAGATTATTTGGAAGTGAAGCTCCTCAAGTTGAAAATGCTCAACTTGGTTTTAATTTAACTGAAAGTGCAGAAATGTATAATGATGGTGGCTACGTACAAGGTTACGAAGATGGTGGTATGACAATTAGAAGGGCTAATAATAGTGGTGTATTGAAGGGTGATTATTTAGATTACGTTGGAGACACAAATTACGACCTTTCTCCAAGATATGATAGATATGGAAATTATTACCCAAACCCTGTTATAGAAGCAAGCCAAAAAGATGGGGGAATAAAAGAAAAATTAGATAATATATACTATCCTGAGTTTCTTAGTCCCGATAGTAAGCAGGCTTTTGATTTATTTATGAGTGCAAAAAATTTATCTGCAGATGAAAAAGCTCTTAGAGAAAAACATTATGGAATGTTTGACGAAATAAGCGAAAGGTTAACAGGAACACAACGCGAAAGTGCAAGGCAACTTTCCGCTTATGATAAAGGAGTAAGGGATAAGGATATGTCTATGCAATATTTAAACGAAAGTGATATTAAAAACGCTGAGGATTTAATGTCTAAGATTATAAGCTCAAAAAGTTTTAAAGATTATTTTAAGGAAAGCAGAAAAAATAGAAAGTCTAGTCGTGGTGAAATAGAAGAATACAGACATGGTGGATTAATAGATATGAACCCATTTAGTAGGAGGATTCTGTAATGCCAGATACAGTACCAGCAATGCTAGAACCCGGTGAATTTGTTATACGTAAAGATGCCGCTGAAAAAATAGGAATGGATAAGTTAAATATGTTAAACAATGCAGATAGATTAGAAAGTGGTCACTCAGCTATTGATGAACTAATAGCACTTAGTACTCTTAGTGGCTCACAACAAATGGTAAGTGGTGGCAATGTAAAGAAGATGCCTCAGTCTGGTTACATGCAAGATGGTGGTAGTGTAGATGACCCGTTAGAGATAGATGCTAGACAGAGAATGGGCACTCAACAAGCCATGGGTAACATAGGCATGATGGATAATATGAGCGATAAGGGCATATTAAGTGGCTTGTCTAAGATGCAAAGAGACATTGAACTACTAAAAATGATGGAAAGTAGGTATCCTAACCCTAAAAGTATGCGAGAATATAGAGGTATGAAGGAAGATTCTGGCGATATAATGAATATGGATGAGATGATAGAAGCTCTAAGTAGAGCGGCTGGTGCTACTCAAAATAAATTTAAAGTAGAAGGCTATGATAATGGAGGTCAAGTTTATCAATATGGAACAGGTTCAACAGAAGTTCCTAATATAGCTGATATATACGAAGCTGCAGGAATAATGCCTGACAGTCCAGAGCAGTTAGAATTATTTCAATCTAAATTTCTTTATGACCCTAGTAGAGAGGAGACAACAGTAGCTGATTACATGTCTAATGTTTCAGGTATACGCTCTAGTGCTAGTGGGGCTTTAGAATCGGCTAGAGCTAAATCAGAATCTATTGGTGGTGGCTTTGCTGGATTTGGAGAAAGAGGTAGAATTGTCTCTGAAGCTGGAGAAGCAGTTGAAGAAAAAGCCGGTAGAGCATTAGAAGGTGCTCAAAGAGGATTATTCGAAGACATAAGACAGCAAAGAGAAAGTTATATTGCTGGTGGTGTAGAAGCATTAGGTGCTTTAGGTGAAGCTGGAACTACAGGATATAACGAAGTTGCCCCTGAAGGATATGTGCCTACTTATATTCAGGAATATAGCAGAGAAGTAGGTGAAGGAGTTATGGAAGAATTTAGTCCTCCCGGATTTCCTGAAGGAGACACACCACAACAAGGTGAATTCTTTGAAGGAGATGATGGAAAGTCTTATTATTGGAATGGAAGTATGTGGATGAAACAAAATTAACTAAGGGAATAATATGGCTAGAGTATTATCAAGAAGTAATAGACCTATAGTAGTACAAGAAGCTCAAAGTGGATTAGACACCTTGCTTACAGAAGTAGCTAAGTATGCTAGTCCTGAGTATCAACAACAAAGAAAGATAAATGAGCGTGCAGATGCTAGGTTTGAATTAGATAAACAAAATGTTGTACAGAATAGAGAGTATAGACAGCAACAAATGGAGACTGCTAAAGCTCAGGAAAGTGATAGGAAGATTCAATTTAGACAGCAACAAAAGTCTATTAAAGATAAAAAAGCTATGGATGAATTTACCATGATGTATCCAGAAACTTTAAGTGCTGAAGGATTAGATATTGCAGAACAGTTTTTAAACAATAACCTTGCTGAGTCTTCCTCTTTTGGAGTTCTTTCTGCTAAGATAAAAAGTGATAGAAATAATTTAAATGTAAGTAATAAAAAGCTTGATTCTTTTGGAGAACTTATATTTGAAGATGAATATGACCCAATTAAACATAGAAATCTTGTAGAGAAACAAGGTAGTTTTTTAATACAAAATAAATTAAAACAAGATATGTTTAATGAGTTAAGTCAATCAGATAGGTTAACACTTACAGCAGATATTGAATTTATTTCTGACGCTATAGAAAGTGCAAGAGATTCTGAAGTTTTAAAAGCCGGTTCTTATGACATAGCAATAAAAAATGTGGTAAAACCTACATATGAAAGTATGAAAAAAGCCTATGGAGAAGACTTTAAAATGCCTGCTTTAGAGGGTATAATAAGAGGAGTTGACCCTGCTTTCGGTGTTGATGATAGTGATATTAGTAGCGAAGAAACTGAAAGAATTGATACTCAACCTAGTCAAGGAACTATTTCAGAGCCAAGGCAAACAGCAGATTATATTCAATTAGCAAACCAAGGAATTTTAGAGCCTGAAAAAGTTATAGATTCTTTATCAGATAGAGGAGAGGGCTCTTTGGGTATGTTTGAAACTGCTGCTAAGGAAGGAAGTGTATCAGTCCCAGTTACTAAAGAAGTAAGAAAGGCTGTTAAAACAGCTAGAAATGATATAGGAAAAGCCTCATCTAGTGTTGCTAAATCTTTTGGTTATGGTTCTAATAAATTAGTATCACCTGAAGTTAGGAGTCAAAATATAAAACAATTAAAAACAGCTTTAGTAAATGCTGTAAATTTATATAAAAGTATTGACCCTCAACAAGGAAGAGCAAAGACTTTAATAACTCCTGCAGGTGGAAAATCTGAGAGAATGGTTATTAAAAAGTCTATTGATAACTTAAAAACTTTAATAGATAGAAGTAAATTTAGAGCTGGTAGTTTAAAACATTTACCAGAAGATATAAAAAGCTTTATAAGAAATATAGATTTAGAAGGTGTTCAAGATAACAGAATGATGGCTGAGGATGATGGCTCTTTTCTTGAAAGCTTGCTACCAACAGCATTACAGGCAAGTCAAAATAATATACCTTCTCCTCTTGATAATCTTATACTTGAATCCGCAACAGAGTAATATATGCTTACAAAAGAACAATTAGTATCTTCTTATAGAAAAAAATATCCAAACTGGTCTAAATATGATGATGATAAAATATATAGGCATGTGACATCAAAGTTTCCTGAATATAAAACAGAATTACAAAAACCTACAGAACCTGAAGCAACTGGTTTCGTAGACAGCCTGCCTAACTGGTGGAAGAAAGGGTATAATGATTCTATAACTGGTATGGCAGACGAGTTAATGACAGGTAAAAAAAGATTTGATTTATCTGGTTATGAACCCGGAGTAGTAGAAGATATAGCTTCTTTTGCTGCTAGTATGTTCGCGTCTCCTGCTGACTTAGGTCTTACTATAGCTAGTGGTGGAGTAGGTGCTAAGGTAGGTCAATCAGTTGCTAGGAAACTTATAACTAAAAAGCTACTTAGGAATGGTGTTGCTTCTAGTAAAGCTAATGTAATAGGTAGAAGAGCTGCTAGGAAAGCATATGGTGTTGGAGTAGGTAGAGCTAGTGGTGGTCTTGCAGGATACGAAGGTGTTAAGAGTGCTTTTACTCAAAAGCTAGAGACTGGAGATATTAAACCAGAAGAGATTATAAAAGATACTATATCTGGAGCTGTATTAGGTGGGGCAACTGTTGGTACAGGAGCTTATTTAACATCTAAGGGTTGGAGTACTTTATCAAAGGTAACTGCAGAAGCTGGAGTTCTTGGTACTGCAACTCCATTAACAGAAGGGGATATACCTACACCTCAAGATTATATAAACTCTGCAGGTATGATTGTAGGTTTAAAAGCAGTAGGTGGAGCAATACAAACTCCGGGTAAGTTAAAGCAGTTTTGGGAAAAGAGTAGAAGACCTGAAAATAGAAGAGAAAAAATGTCTTCTGAATTAGCTGAACTTTATGGTGAAAAAGAAGGCTCAGATGCTTTTAAAAAACTAATAAGAAAAGAAGAGTGGCTAGATGGTAATGGTGAAAAATGGACTAGGATAAGCCCACCAGATAGTAAAAAAGTACGAATGGTTAGTTTTTCAAAGGGAGAAAATAAAACTTTAAGTGAGAAAGAATTTCAATTACAATACAAGTTATCAGACGAAGTAGAAATACCTATTGAAAAAGTACAACAGTATAGAGCTGGTAAAGTAAGAGAGCTTGAAAAATCTTTAAATATAGATGACACTCAAAAACAATTATTTAGGTATGAATCTTTAGGTAAAAAAAGCAGAGATGCAATAGACACTATTAAAACTGATGATACTAAAATACCTTTAGAATACTTAAAGCCAAATGAGCAATTTAGATATAGAGATTCTTTATTAAAAAAGAAAACAGTAGCAGAAACTATAGATAAAATGAAAGCTGAAGGTTGGGTTACTCAAGAAGCTAAGTCTTCTCTACTTCCTGAAAACTTTTTCCCTGCTCCTATAGCTTCTTTAATGAATAATTTAACAAGGGCAAAGTATAGAGGCTCTCAAAAACAAGCTATACGTAAATACTATTATGGAGTTGGAAAACATCAAACTTATAAAGATACTTTAACAGGGGAGTATTTAGGTAACTTTTTAAAAACAGGTTTATTTACACCTAGTAAAAAAGAAATAAGTAAGTTTAAAACTAAAGGAATATCTTTTAAAGAAGCTGAAGAAGCCTACTATGTTAACCTATACGATTTAGTAGAAGGTGGTAAGCTACCTGAAATAAATACAGCAACAACAGTAATAGCACAAAGATTTGTTTCTGCAGGTGGAGACTTTCCCGGATTCACAAAAAACTACGTACCTAAAATGGTGAAAAGAGATGTAGCTGATGTTATATTTAATGACATGTTAGGTGTATTTAGTAAAAAAAGTGAGATAGCTAAGAGATTGAAACAAGAGTTTGATACTTCTAGTATAGATTTTTTAACAGGATTAAATGCAAACCCAAACAACTGGTTAAAAAAAAATGATAAACTAGCTACATATTTAGATAGTATAATAAAAAGAAACCTACCTTCTTTAAGAAGAGAGACAAAACAAATGCTATCTGTTAACCTAGAAAGAGGTGCAGAGCTACCATATTTAAAAGCATATTCTAAAGTTGCTAATGGACTACAAGAAGAATTGTTTAATGTGTTTGGTAACTTAGAAAAATCTAGAAAGTTTAATATACCAGATGAGATATTAGAAAGAAATTTAAAAACAGTACTTACTAGGTATGCAACTAAAGCCGCTAATAGAACTTCTTTTGTTCAAAATTTTGGAGCTAAAGGAAAGAAATTTGAAGCTCTTCTTAAAAACGCAGATGATAATGACAAAGGTATTATGAGAGAAATACATCATCATGTTAAAGGTGATATAGAATACCATAGTAACTATAACTACCAACCAAATACTAAAGAGTTTTTTCAAAAGGTAATGGAGTGGGAGACAAGCTCTAAGATTGGATTAGGCTACGCTCCTTTAATGAACGTAACTCAAAGCACAATATCTACTGCATTAGAAGCCGGATACATTCCTTTTTTTAGAGGTATATTTTCTCTTACTGATAGAAAAACAAGAGAATTAATAGAAAGGTCTGGAGTAACAAACTATTCAATGTTCAATGAGATGATAGGAGTTTCAAAGTCTCAAGGTTTGTCTAGTAAAGTTACTGACTTCTTAGGTAAATGGAGTGGATTTACAGGCATAAATAAAGTAAATCAAATACTTGCTGCTTCTACAGCTAAAGGTATGGTAGATGATTTATATAAAGCTGTTAAAGGCAAGGGTATATATGGTAAATCTGCTAATTATAGAAAATGGGCAGAGAGTAAGTTAAGACAGTTTGATATAGACCCTAAAAAATCTAGATTATTAGATGAAGATTATCTTAAAGCTATGTCTAAGTTTGCTAGAAAAACTCAGCTACAAAAAGATTTATTAGAAGACCCTCTATGGTTTAACAATCCTAAAGTCAGAGTTTTTACTCAGTTTAAAAGATTTGGATATAGGCAGTTTAATTATTTAAAAGATTTATTTGCACATGATATATCTCACGGAAATATAATGCCTGTTCTAAGGCTTGGTATTGCTGGAGTTGCAGGTGGTACAGTAGCTAATAAAGCAAAAGATTGGGCAAGAGGAACTATATCTGGAGAAAAAGTTGTTAATCCAGATTCTAAAATGCCAGAAGATTTAGAAGATATAGTAGATAATATAGCAAGTATAGGTGCTTTTGGGTTTATGGGAGATGTTGTATCAGCTACTATGGAAGAAGGAAGAACTTATTCTAACGCTTTAAAGTTCTTAGCTTATCCACCTTTTATATCTGATATGGAGAATATGATTACTAAATTCTTACCTGCAGTAGAAAAAGATTTTACAAACTATAGACAGGATGCATTACTTAGAATGCCTAGTAGAATGATGAGACTAACAGGTTCTTCTTTCTTAAGAGAAGGAGCTAAGAGGTTTGAAACTACAGGTATGACTCTTGATAGAATTAAAAGCACAAGGTCTAGAAGGTTGTCTAAGATTTTAACTATGTTAGAAAGAGCTAGTGAACCTGCTGATTACGATAAGGTTGTTGGAGAAATAAGAGATTGGAATCAATCTTTCCCTCAATCTCCAATATTATCTTCAGATGTAAGTGCTAAGAAAATCTACAAGAGAAAACTAAGAAAATATAAAAAGCAGGTATTAGGTTAAAAAGGATTAGGTGTACCACCTATATCATCCCCTCTTTTCTTAGCTATAGACACAGCCTCTTGCTCTGAGTCTGTAACCATACAACTATTACCATGATACCCAACCTCACATGAGTTAGTTTGTCCGTATCTATTCTTAGCTACTATAAGTTCTAAGTAACAATCACTATTACCATCATCACCATACCTAGATACCCAAGGATAATGAGAGAATACCACTATCTCTGCATCTTGTTCCAAGTTACCAGACTCTGCTAAGTCAGACAACCTAGGAATCCTATCGTTTCTATGCTCCATATTTCTATTCATCTGAGATACTAATATAACAGACATGTTTTCAGACTTAGCTAGCCATTTATAGTTACGACTTACATCTCCTATCTTTAGTCTTAAGTCTCTTCTGTCTTGTGGTGGATGCTCTATCAATCCTATATGGTCATCAATAACTACGTCAGGTTTAACTGCCTTTATCTCTCTGAAAGTATTCTCCATATCTCTAACGTCATCAAACATAAACAACTTACCATTATATAACTCTGATATTTTAGCAGACACATCCTCTATTATCTTACTATCTATGTCTATACTATTACGTAGGTTTCTATATTGTATAGAGTCAGACTCCATAGCTAAGAACTTCTTCATCATCTCTGTGTTGGGCATCTCTCTATTAAACATAGCAACCTTCATACCTTGATGTACTAGATTCCTAGCTATATTAGCTGACACCGTAGTCTTTGCATTACCGGGTCTACCTGCTATAATAGTTATCTCACCTCTAGTCATACCAGTAATCACTCTATCTAATGTATTTATACCTGTAGGTATAAGAGTAGTAGACTCAAATATAGATTCCTTAGTCTTGTCTAGTAGTCCATCCATATCAAAAGTCTTATTAGGCTGAAGCTTTATTATATTACCTATGGTAGTATGTGCATCTTCTAGTAACCTATTAGTATCTAATGAGCCATCATTTATATTGTTAGATATAGAGTGCATCTGAGTGTCTAGTATCCTACGTAGATAATAAGAGTGTAACTTCCTAGCATACACGTTAGCCTTAGAAGGAGAAGTAACCTTCTCTAAGAACCCACTAATCTCATACATAGAATGATAACCATCTTTAGAGTTACCCACTTCTTCACATACAGTATTTACGTCTACATCTAAACCTCTGCTATGAAGTTTATCTATAGCTTTCCACACTTTCTTATTAAAAGATGAGTAGAAAAAATCCTCTTCTGTTATCCATTGCTTTACAGGGTCTATGTATTGACTATCTGTTATAAGACATCCTAATAAAGCTTTTTCTAATTCAATACTATTCATACTAATCCTTTAACTTTGGTGGCATTCTATCTAAGTTTTTTCTCTCGTACTCTTGCCTAAGTAAGTAACTTTTGTTCTCGTTCTTTACTACTGCTGACAAATATTTTATACCATAACCCTTATCTATACCACTTCTTTTCTCAAACTTATTTATAGACTCAATAATAATATTGTCATCTATCCCTTGTATTTCTGTTAGTAAACCACACACATCTACGTCTTGTATATTCCAATGAGCAGAGAAACTAGAAACTATTCTATCTACAACACTTAAAAGTCTAGGAGACCTAGCAAGTCTTAGTCTCTCTAAACTCAATGAAACATCTTTCTTATTTATTGTGCCTTTACATAGTGGACACTTAGCCACAGGAATCACAATCCTTTTTTACTAAAGGTACATTGTTAAAGATAGATGCATTTAAATATCTATCTCCTACAACCTTACCACCTGAAGTCATACTTCTAGTCTCGTATGCTCTCTTACATTTAAGGCATCTAAAGACCTCTGATGTAGCAAGTTCTTTAACCTTCCTACCTTTGTTAGCTCTCCATGCTTCTCTATTGCTCTCAGGTATATCAACACACTCCCAATCAATCCAACTCTTTCCAAAGTAGTATACTAAATCAGCGACTTTAGCTCTCGAAATATCTTCGTACTGCCCGTAACCTTTTTTATGAGTGATAGTAGTGTTAGAAACATAGTCATCTCTATTATAACGTANGACTTGCCTCTTGACTCTTTTACTAATTGAAGGTGTAATCCCTCTATTTCCTCCGAAGGTTTTATCCATTCTGCTATCCTTTTTCTTACTTTACATTGTACTGTAAAATCTTCTATTACCATATCTACTTCAGCGTGTAGACCTAACGACCTACCATCAGAACCCCACGCTCTCTTTGATTCTAGTCCATGTTCAAGAGCTTTATTGACACACTCTCTCTCATATCTATTCCCTTTCGCTTTACTTTTTGATGGCACGTTTACTCCTCTTCTTTCTCTTCTTTGGGAATGGACTCTCTAGGAACTTCAGTAGTCCCTTGCTTGCTTTCTGTAAGAATGTCACTTATTTTATTCTCCATGAATTTAGTATACTCTTCTGTCTCTCCCTTCATATCTAGATAGTTATAAAGAAAGTCACTAAGTATTGTTAATGATGATTGATTAGATAGAGTTATCTTACTTACAATACCTAATTGTTTTATTACTTCTCTGTTTGTTATTTTATTTTTTCTTTTCATATAATCCTTTATAGGAATAAGGGAGCTAGTCGCCAAACCATTAATTTAAATACAACACAAGTCTAGTAAAACTAAAGATAAAAGTTCTTGTTCGCTTATTTTATTCTGCTTACAAGATTATTTATTGTTATGTTATTTATTTATTACTCCCTTATATTCCTAATTATTTAAAGCTTATGTTCTATTCTATTAAGCCTTACAGTTATAAACGCCCACAATGAAACTCCATATAGAGTCTGTATTAACGTATCAAACTCTTGAGTCTGAAGTATTTCCATTAAAGTATATTCAAACATATTATCTCCTTATTTAAAGTTAAGAGGGTGTTTAATGGTACACCCTCAAAACCATTAGGTCTACTTAGTTGTCAGACTATAGGTAGCAAACCCTTTCTTGTTCATGTTAGTTGTTATATCCATACTGAACGTAGTACGTAGTGTATGTATAACGGCTGCTAATCTATAGACACCAAATCTACTGATAGCTGATTTAGCTGTTAAGTTCTTTCCTGTGTTTAGGAAGTTCATTACTTTTACTACTTGACTTTTTCTTTTTCGTGCCATGTTGTTTCCTTATTGTATATTGTTCTTAGTTTCTTAATCAAGAGATAATCCTCTCTATCATTTAGTTCATAGATACTTCTTAAACCTTTAGTTGTCTCTCTTGATGCATCAATCATATATCTTAATCCATCGTACCATCCAAACTTAGAGGTAAAAGATTCTTCTATCTCATTCCATTTTACTACTG